CCCAACCAATGATGGCAAGGATTTGACCGTCTGGTGAAGATCGAACGCGGAGCCGTTCCGCGTCGGGTTGCATCGTCGCTTCGGTTTCAACCATCGGTGCGCCGTTCTCCATGCACACCAACATCTCAAACCCGAAGTCTTTCAGGATTTCCCTGAGCCGTGCGGTCGGCATCCCGACCGCAAACTTTGTAATCGTGAGCCGTGTCGAAAGACTGATCTTTTCCCAAAGCACTTGTTCCGCTTTACTCATCGCCATGACTGAATCTCCGTTTGCCATTTAGTAGTCCGCCTTTGTGCATCCCATTGTAACCGGGGCCACCCTCGGCTGCTGAACATCGTCCCAATCCTCGGGCTTGGTGGCCGCAACCACCTCAGGCCATACCCGGCCCGCCTTGATATGGTCGATGTTTGATGCCGAACATCCGTACAGTTCCGCGATCTCTTTACGCGTTTGCTTCCCCACCGCAAGCCGCCGTTTGATCTGGGCCACTTGGCTCGGTGTCGACTTCTGGAACCGCCGTTGATGCTTGATCTTCTTCATCGCTTGATCTCCAATCTTGGTTCGCGGCCTGAGCCGCGTCTTGATACTGAGGCCGGTTTGCTTTCCGGTTCGCCTCCACAAAGAACAGATAGTTATCCACCCACCGGCCCAACCACTCATCGTAAACCGGGTGATCGATGAGCGACCCGAAGCACATTGCCTCTGGGTGATCTTTCCCGAACTCACGAATCCGCTGGGTGTTCCACAACACAAACTCGGTCATCACACCGGGGGTCGATTTGCAATGGGTGTGTTGCTCCTCGGGGGTGCGGCCCATCGCCCGTGCGAACGCTACGAACCGGGTGTTCCACGCCTGACCGGGTTTGATCTCCACGGGGTCCGTTGCGGTTGATGCGATGGTGACCGGGACGGCGCACCCGTGCGGGGCAACCTCCGGTCGGCAGTACGGGCACGAATAAATCTGAAACCCGTTGCAGCGAATCGCCCCGTTGATCCGGGGGTACATCGTGGCGCAATCGGCACACTCGTAATACATGAAGTTCCGAACACCGTACTTTGATACGGCGGTCAATGTCCCGGGTTTCGGTTGGTCGGTCATCGTGAGCCCTCGCACCGGGATCATTCCCGGGAACTGAGTTTAGCACGGATTTATGCACGCGTCAATAACTGGTCAAAAGAAAAACCCCCCGCCGGGGTCAATCGGACGGGGGGCCATGAGGAGGTAAGGGAAACCGCCCTAAGGCGGAATGGGTGTGGGAGGTCTGGATGCCCACCCCGATAGTCTACTGGACTCTCAGCCCCACGGCAAACCGTGCCTCCCGGCACACACGGGGCCATAGCCCACGGCGAGGGACGCGGTTGTGGTGAGGTTCCGGGCACAGAATGAGCATGAGCCCGTTGCCCGCCCATGCTCTCCAGCGTGACCGGCAAAGTCCTGATCCACCTGAGCAATCGAGAGCCGATGCGCCGGGGTGCAACTCCGCCCTTGATCGAACCCGCCATCCTCGGCGATCCATCCGAGGAACACGGTATTCTCCCCGGCGTATGCCCCGGTTGACACGGCGATGCGCTTGGCGTTCCGCCCCTCGCGTGAACATGAGAAGTAGAGCGGTTGGGTCAGTGAGGTAAGGTCGATGCGAACATGCTGGCGATACTCCAACGACGCGTCCACGGCCTTGCGGATCGTGGGGAACAGTTCGCGGAGTGTCATCGTGGATTGCTCGGTCTCGGGGGGTGCCGCCGACAAGATGCGGTCCACCGCTGCGCGTTGCTTGGGTGTGTACGCCCGCTTCCCGATCTCCACAAGTTGGATCATCGACAACACGAACCCGCCGCCTGCGCCCGCACAACATTTCAGGCCGCTTGCTCGGATCATATCTTCGCCATAATGCTCAACGAGGTATTCAGCCGCAACGGTTTGTCCCATCGTAAGCCGACCGCCTCGGTCGATGCGCTGTAAAAGTGATTTACAGAATGCGTTTCCCTCACGCGAGAACATGCGTAGTTGGGAGGTGAGTTTATCATCGTCGTCTCTTACCAGTGATAGTTCTGTTAGCATTTCGTAATCCTCGATTCTCCACCAGTCTTTGAGGTCCCATACTTCCCCGACCCGTGAATCCTTACCCACTTTTTATACCATACCGGGTGCTTCTCGTAAGATGCCCAAACCCCGTTATTTCTCCGTAGGTGAACTCCCTCAATGGCTAACCAGTCGGGCCCGACCGTAACAAAAACCCCAATCCTATCACGCAAATAGTCCTCCAGTAAAGTGTAAACATTTCCACTTTTATTTGATGCCCACTCTGAGAACTTGCCCCCCTCATCAATCAGATTTTCATATAGCAAGGGGGCCTCAGTTTTTCGGAAAAGATTACGAAGTGACTCGAACATTTCATGGTCCTCGATTCGGCACCGGACAATCCCGATGCAATCCGCCGCCGTGATCTTTCGACCCCGGGGAAGGTGCGGGTGGGTGGGCTCACCCGTGAGTAATCCAGTAGGTGATAATCGGGAGGATGGCGGCCAGTTCTTCGAGGTGCTGGGCGCACTGGTTCTCAGTGATTCCCTCGCCGCCAATCTCAGCCAACGCCGAAATCAGTTGCGTCCCGAGGTACGCCCGGGCATGAACGCAATCGTCCCCGCCCATTTCGTCCGGCATCCACAACTTGACCGCATCGGGGCCCATATCACTGAGAGCGGTATCGGCAAACTCCTCGGAACCGAAACGGGCAAAGCCATTCCGGTACTGACTCCACTCTATGAAGTGGCGGGGGGCAACGCCCATATTTCTGTTGAACTCGAAATCAGAAGTGTGGAACTCATCGTTCATCCAATCGCGGATGATGTCAAACAGGAACGGGTAAGCGGATTTGGCTAAGAGTGTCATCGTAAATACCTCATGGGTGCCGAGGACAATCCCCCGGCACCCTAAGTGTATCGGATATTTATTCACGCGTCAATCAACTATCCCGGTCCCTTTGCAAGATTCTTTCGGGATCGGCCCTTACGGCAAGCAAGGGCCGATCCGTGGGGTTATTTTTTCTTCGGTGGGAGGTCAAGGGATGCGTTGAGGTCGTCGATCCTGACCGCCAGCGCGTTTCCCGGCTCATCGGTCACCACCGGCCACACCGAATCCACCACGCTCTCAATCTCTGGCCACACCTCAATCAACTTTGCTCGGGTGGTCACCGAGTCGAGGACCGCTTTGATATATGACTTTGCGTTGGTGGTATCGTCCGCCATTTTCGTAGACTTCGCCAGCATCGATTTCATCTTTTTGGCAATCGTCTTTCGTTTGACATACACAGGATCGGTTGCTCGGGTGGTGATGCTACTTGCGGAGAATCTCAAATGGTCTTGGAAGTGTGAACAGCAACGGCTACTTTGATTCGCCTCAATGTCATGCGGGATAAACCTACGCCGTTCTTCTCGGGCGGTCGTCGGGTCCACTGAGAACTTGTAGAAGTTCGTTTTCCCTTCGTATGAAAGATAGAGACCGGCGTACTTCGGGACCCAACCCGGCGCAAGTTTGGTGAGGAGTTTCGCGGTCGCATCCGAAACAATCAGTGAGTACGCAAGGTCCGCAATAACGGAACTCTCCTCGCCGATCTCTTTCCTGATCGGTGCGAACTTATGCTCGATGAGTGCGTGGGTGATATTCTGCTTTACTTCATTTGTAAGTCTGTTCGACATTTGAGCCCTTTCGTTTTTAGTCCGTCTCTGGATCATCTACTTCGATGGTCCGCACAAGTTTCAATGAGCCCGGCGTTTTGCCCCGGCTCCTAGTCATCGACAAGGTGAACTTCCGTTCCGCGTCCGCCGCCTGATCCTTGAAGGTCGGCAACGGCTCCGATGCGTACACCGCCCACACCGGAACGCCGAGCCGCTTCGCCAACTCCGCAATATCCTCGGCGATGGTTTGCAGGGTGAGCGTATCGAGATCGGCGGTTTGTTTGTCTTTCATGGTGACTCCTAGAACGGCGGAAGTTCGCCGCTTGATTTCTTTTTGGTGGGCCAGCGTTGGCCTCGGTTTACTTTAGGATGCACGCGCCGTAGGTGCATCGGATTACAACATGAGGAGTTGGAACATTTGTGGTCGATCTCATCGCCCTCCCTAAGCGACTGTTTGAATATCGCATAGGTCACCCGATGGACCCACATTGGTTTTCCCCGGACGCTGATTTGCCCATAACCCTGAGAGTCGGTGTACCCAGTCCAAATCCAACACCCGCCCGGGCCAACAACGACCCTCGCCATCAACCGTTTGATGAGTCCAAGGTCGTCGCGTAGCCGGGGGCACGCCTTGCCCAGATTGATCCGGCGAGCCCTAGCCACTCTGCGCACGCTTCCGCGTAAGGCGGAGTTCACGGGCTTGGTGGTCCCCTTTGATCCATCGCTTGATGAGGGATAACGGGAAGGTCTCATCCTGACCGTGATTGTTTTTAGGTCGAACCACCACGGTCCCCTTGCGTGCGTTTACCGAAACCAACTTGCACGGCTGACTCGCCCGGTGACCACGCCCCCGGGTTTGATGGGCTATCACATATTCTCCAATCAATGATTGCGCTTCTCCAGTTCTCATAGCAAGTTCTCCTTGACGGCGTACCGTTTCTGTCCGCCGGGGTTGATCCATCCGGGGTAGGACCATCCCACCACCGAGAGGTGTTTCGTTTTCCAAAGTGTGTAATACGGCTCCACATGGTTCGGCATCGGATCGCTCTTTTGGTACCGGATAAGCCAGTCAAAGAACTCAACTCTTGAAACCTCAATCATTCCCTCGGGAACTTTACTATCCGCCTCAACTTCGCTTCGTGTCCAACTCATCGTGAGCCCTCCGTAATCAAACGCGTTGCCCGCTGGACCATCCCCGGGCCCTTGTATCCCAATACGCTCCTGCGCCCGCCTGAGGTGTGACCGTTCGAGCCCCGCTTGGCCTGAGGCAACGCGTCCCAGTTGTAGGATCGATCGTCGGCACCATCAAGATCGGGATTGTCCGCAAAGCAGTTTCTTTCGCCAAAGAAGTTCGAGCCCAACACCTTCTCGCCAACCTTCGGCGGGTGAGACCGGTAAACCGAGCGGGTCGATTCATCTCCCGAGGTGAGATCGAATACACGAACCTCATTGTCATCCATCGCGGTCCAAACCATCCGGGTCGATTTGATTCGTGAGGTACCAAAGTACACATTGCCCGCCGCGCCCTCCCCGAGCATGATCGGGTTTCCCCTACGCACAAGGGCGAGCCGCCCGGGTCGGTTCCATAGGCCCGCCATCGCAAGGGGTCGGTTGCGGTCGCATCGATTTACCGAGGTAGAAATCCGGCGGATCAATGATTTGCCCCCGCCGGTCTGGGCGATGAGTGCCGCCAGAACTTCCGAGTCACATTCTGAGTTTAGAATCAAATCGTGTTCGTCGGCAAGTTCGAGGTAGTTCGGTATTTGCCCGTTGTGTGCAATCCAACCGCCATCACACGAATGCGGGTGATTGTTTTCCATACGCTCTGCGCTCCCGTGGGTAAGCCAACGGGTGTGGCCGATCACCGCCCACGCGTCCCCGATCATATCGAGGGTGTGTAGTGCCTGCGAAATGCGGCCCTGTTGTTTGTAGTAGTGAATCCGGTTTGATGAATCGATCCACGCAAACCCGAACGCGTGAGGGCCCCTTTTTTCTTGGGCCACCGCTAAGTTCCGTATGGTCGAAGCGGTGAGCGACCGACGACCTTTACATATTGCTCCGAATAGTCCGCACATTTTTAGTCTCCTAAGTGAGTAGTTTATTTACACATCTATCACATTATACAAGATATTGATCGGTATGTCAAGTCGGCTCAATCATCATCGGGCAATCCGACCTCATTCCGCCACCGCAAATCGTCCTCCGCATCCTGAGTAGCCGCATCAGAAAAATATGCGTACCCTTCATCCGCGTCCTCAATCTCATCATCGGTCATGGGTTGATAGGCGGCGTGGTACTTCCGACGCTTTGATTCGTGCGTCGCATAATCCAAATCTTTGATGAACTCCCGACCGTCCGCCATTTCCCTCGGCATGATGTACATTTCAGCAACGAGAATCGACGGTTCACCCTCGGCGGTATCGAGGGCCACCGTGATATTCTCACGGCGGTACCAAGTGGGGTGCCCCTCCAGACTGTCTAAGCGTGCCAGCATAGCTTGATCCGGTACGCGGTACACCTCGCCTATTACGGCTCCTCGGGCATCCTCGGGGTCCTCGGCGGTCGCATGGGAAACGATGGGGAAACCCGAGTCCCGCATAACGAATAGTTTGCTCTCAGTCCGGCCCGAACCGACAAGCATTGCGCCGTGAAGTAGGCGGGCGTTTTGGTGACCGGACATCAAAGTTCCATAAACAAATACAAGTGAGTATGACATTTTTATTCTCCAACTGAGGTGAGTGAAACAGAATCGGGCAACCCGGCGTTCCCGCCGAGCCCCCGGCATGAGGATTTCATTTATGCGGCATCGTACTTCCGAGCCATCGCACGCATTTTGTTTAGCATCCGGCGTTTGGTGGGGAGGTCCCCGGTTTCGTCGGTCAAGATTCCCCGGTCGGCTGTTGATCTTTTATTCATCAGGCCGGACCACCCGAGACGCTTCATCAATCGGTTGAACTCACGCTCACCCGGTCCAGCGTCTTTCCCGTAGGTAGGACCGGCAAGGCCGGAATCCCAATGGGCAACCGACTTCATCGACAACGCCATCTCAACCATGCCGATGCACATTTGGACATACCCGGCGATCTTGGTTTCGTTTAGTGAACCGGAGAAGCACCGGAACTCAACCGTGGGGCGAGTGCCCGCGATGAAGGGGACGAGGTTCAAGGAAACATAGCGATGATTGAGACTTACGCCGCTGTCGTTTATGACCTCGCGGAGATTCGATTTATTCCCGTTGATTCCTTTGTGGGTCTCTTTGATCGACCGGCACCAGCGACTTTGCTCGCGTGATTTGGTTCCGCTCGCGGCGTACAACCCACCCTCAAACGCGGCGACTAGGTGAACCAGACGGCGGAGGGCTTTGAGGTCATTGGTGGGGAACTGAACATGAACATGGATGCCGCATGAGTAGTTTACTTTGGCACCGCAACCGTCCGGGGTTTCCTCACGCATCTTTTGCACGGCGGTCATCACATTCCGCAAGCCATCGGCACCCTTTAGGATCGGTGATACGAACTCACAATCGGTCCGGCCCGATGGGCACGCAATGGTAACATCGGTGGTCATCATCCATGAACCGTTCCCGAACTTAGGTAAGCGGGTGGCGTAGTCGTTCGTGCGGCGGTAACCGGATGGCCGGTGATTGCTCTCACGGGAAACATGGGTCTCGATTTCAATGCCGAAGGTCAGATCGTTTGCTGTAATAGTCATGGCTGCATCCTCATGCGTGCCGAGGACAATCCCTCGGCACTGTAAGTGTATCGGGTGTTTATTGATGTGTCAATCAATAAACAGGACCTATTTACAAAAAAAACCCGCAAGATCGATGCTTGCGGGTCGTGAGGGCTGTATTTAGATTGAGATTTATTCGCCGGGCGCGTGCGGATTGTACTCGCCGGGGTTCCAAGCGGCCCCAAGTTCCTGCTGTTCGTCGTCGGTGACCCGCTGAGGTGAGCCCCGAACTTCGGCAAGGCGGATCACTTCTTCCGCTTGCATCCCAAGATTCGTTTTGATTTCGTCGTCGGTCATGCCGACCGCCCGAAGTTTGTGGGTGATGTCACCCATCGGATCGATTGCGTGTTGCCCACGCGCTCGGTTGTGCCGGACCGTTGCCGCGATTCGCTGCGCCTCGGAAATGTCCGCCATCACCACGGGCACAAGCCCGCCGGTCATCGCAAAGATTTCAGTATCCTCCGACAAGTTCCACCGATGGAATCCGTCGATGATCGTCCGCCAATCATTCATCACGACAATCGGTTGGGTCCAACCGTTTTCGAGGAGCGAAACTTTGAGGAGTTTCGATTCCATCGGTGCCATATGGTTTGGGTTGTAATCGTTTGCGATGAGGTCACCGCGATCAACCCACTTTACAATCGAGATTGGTTGGGCCTCGGTACCCATAAACTTACTCGCCGTTGGCATCGGAGCCCTCACTTTCGTTGGTGGTGATTTCTACTTTTTCAATCTTCCCTCGGTACTGCATAAGTTGGCTCAGTGTCCGCCCTTTGAGCATCCCTTGGAACGCGACCTTTGCAAGAATCTTCCACGACACCCCCGAGAGAATGTGCCGTTCCATTTCTGGAATCCCATCGACGAACCCTTGCTCTTGCATACACCGCCGGTCGTGCCGGTTGATGAGTTGCACGATGTTTGCCGCCACCTGTTTCCGGGTGTCCGGTCCCCAGAGCATGAGGAGCCGTTGGACATAATCTTGCCACGACTCACCCTCGGACGGCTCGCAACTTCCCGCCAGCCCGCCCCGGTAGAGTTTGGTTTTGTTGTACCGGGCAAAGCACGCCGCGCCGGGAACCCGCATTTGGATTTTGTCCCAGAGATCGGGCCAGCCAATCGCGTAAGCCCAAAGCAACTTCGACTCCTCGGCATACGCCGGGGCCACCCGTTGAGCATGAAGCGGCACACCCATCCGGGCGTAAATGTCATAGGTCCGGTTGTAGTCCCACCCGTAGAGGTGCGGGGCAACCCAAACATCCTGAGTCCGCCAATCGTAAATCGGATCGGCAACGCGAATGTGCTTCCACCGGGACATATGTGATTTACTGATGAACGCGTCCTTGCCGCCCCGGTTGGAGATCATCCGCCACCGGGTGACCGATTCCTGACACCTGCGCCCGAGCATATGACACACCGAGCCGCATTCGCTCACGGGGAACAGGTGCCCCATCTGGTCCATTGGGGTGAGTTGGGGGACAGTCGGGTGGGTTTCGGAGGTGAACGCCCCCTCGGGCGGTTGACGGGCCCAGAGCGGCACGATGGCGGGGTCTGGATCAAAGGTCAGATAGTACGGATGGAGCCGGGACGATGCGTTGCGGCTCTTGATCGGGATACATGACCAAGTGAGGTCCACGCGCGGGTCCTCCCGAACCCGCTGAACATATTCAATCGTTTCCGGGTGCATACATTCTTCATCGAAAAAGATTGCCTTCACCGGGCCGTAGTTCCGCTCCTCGGCAACATCAAGAGTCACATTGAGAAGAGCCGTCGAATCCTTGCCGCCGGAAAATCCGACGACGATGGTATCGGACGAATCCATGCAATACCCAATCCGCCGCTTCGCCTCCTCGTAAACCGAGGTTTCAAGGTTTTGTCGCTCGCCCTAGATTGATCGTTTCGCCATTACACCGTCTCCAGTTGATACTTCATCCGCTGCACGCCATCGGGCCCGTACACCACTACATCAATCTTACCCCCGAGTTGGTATCCAGTGAGGGACAACTTTTCGTGGATCAAGATCGGTCTGAGGAACTTCACATTTAGATTCGTGCCGCAACGGAACTTGAACTCCTCGGACTCCACAAGCCATCGGTTGATGAGCGATAGAAGGTAAATGCCCGAGACCGAATCAGAAGGGAGAAACTTCGCCGCCGTTGTATGCTCCGGGTTTGGGTCATACTCATAGTGAAAATCATAAACCTGATCCGCGTCGATTTGGATTTCGGAAGATTTCTTCGCTTGATATAGATCACCCATCACGCGACCCCCACACAAGACCGCCGTGGTCGTGTCGTTGTGAGCCGAGCCGCATGGTGCAAATCTGTTTCAGCCCCGCCGTCTCAAACAACGCGACCCAGTAATCCCGGGACTCAAACCCGCCAACATCCCACCATCCATCGATAGGGAACAGCCCGTTCATCGGCCACGGCTCCCCGTCGATGGTCGGCGAACCCTCAGAGATCGCAACCACGCCGCCGGGGCGCACCGATGCAATGAGATTCTTTACCGCGTCAAGCCGTTTCGTTTCGGGCACCGCATGGAGTACATTGGTGCCGAAGCAAACATCGAAGTCGCCCGAGCCGAACGGGCCCACTGAAATATCCCACGGATTACTTCGTGAGAGGAGGTCGGTTGCGCTGTAATGCTCACCGCCGAAGTTCTCCAGAACCTTGCGGGTGGTGTTGCCCATCCCCGCACCGAACTCCAAGATTCGGTTCGATGGTCGGGTGGCGATGAACCGGGCCATGAACTCGCCATAGATTCCCATCGGTTCTTCGCACATCAACGCTTCCCAAATATCTTTCGGGTACTGGGCGGGGAGGTCGTGGATGTTGTCCATGATCCATTCCGCCGCACGGCGTACCGCGTGATAACCTGAGAATCCATATTTGGGTGCCAACACCGGAACGCGGGTCAACTGAGTAAGGGCATACGCCACACGCGGGGTTTTGTTTCGGATCAAGTTTTGATCGAACCCCGCCGCACGGCTGGATTCATGCTGGAGCGAAGCAAGCATCCGGTCGTAATCAATCTCAGGAACGGCGGGGAGCAAATCCCGCATCCGCGACCGCATCGGCTTACCGGTTACCGTAGTGGGAAGGGGCTCGGTGATGGCCGCGCAGAACTGCGAATCACAAGTAGGGGTATTGCCTGAGGTGTACACACCGAAATCCTCGCCCAGTACATCAGAATGCACGGCGAACGCGGTCGCGTCTGGGAAGTGCTTCTCCAGAGCCCCCGGGAACACACTCACCCCACCACGGTTGATGGTGTCCTGTTTGCGGCCCGTCAATACCAAATAGCCGTCATCGTCCACCCATCCCACATCGCCCGTCTTGTGCCACTCAGGGACACCACACGCGAGGGATTTGAGTGAGATACTTCCATCGGTGTCAAACTTGATTTCAGTATCCCCGAGGGCTTTACCCACCGGCGGGGTTTCATTCTCACAGTAGAGCCGGAACCATTCAGAGTGCTTTTCAGAGAGGTCCGGCATGAGGAATGAGAAGTTGACCAACTCGGTAAGCCCGTACCCCTGCCGGATGATCGATGCTCGGTGACCCCAGAGAAGTGCCGCCCGTTTGCAAAGTTCTTGCGTGAGCGGGGCCGAGGCGCACACGATGGTTTTCAATGACTCGGGAAGTTCCACCCGGTGCCGGATCATTTCTCGGAGATTCATCGGCGAGAGGGACAACGATGTTGCATCCCCGATCATGCACATAAAATCTTGAATCGATTGTGTCCTACCCCGCAACCGAAGTTTGATACCAAACATCGTGGTACCGACGACCGAGAGGAACGCCGCGTTGCAATGGATCGGTGAAAGCATCGTCGCGTGAATGTGCTTGTGATTGGTAAACCCGATTTGCACACCGACCCACGCCGAGTTGATTTCGATACAGTCCCAAGTATGGAAGATCGGCTTTGGTCTACCGGTTGATCCCGAGGAGAACGCCGCCACTCCCCAGTTCGTAGGCGGGGCAAGCCGCATCGCGTCCTCATAGATCGAGATAGCCGAGGGACCCACCAATGAGAGTTGGGTGCGCTGCAAGAATGATTTGGTGATGGTTTCCACCATCCGCTTTGAGTCCGCAAAGATTTCAGTCCGCATTTTATCCCTCGCATTCGGTATTGAAAGCGCACGCCGTGCGTTGCTCTTTCGTGAGCGTAAGGCCGCACTTGCGGCACACATCCTCTTTCCCGTTCCACACAAACGAGTGAGCCCCGGTCGCGTCCGCAGTTGCCGCCGGTTGAGCCATCGCCGGGGTAGTCGCCACCTGAACGGGAAGTTCGGCGACCGCAACCGAAAAGATTTTGTCTACCGTGACACAGAAGTACCTCGGCTCAAACGCCGCGTTGCCCTCTTGGTCGGCTACAAGTGCTTCGCCGCTGAGTTGGTAGACACCCGAGTTGGGGGAGTTCAACCTTGTTTCCAATAGGGCTGTAACTTCCCGCCCCGGCATACAAACATTGATGCTTGCGCCGAGTGAGGAAGTAATCTCAACGAGGTATTTAGTTTCCGGTTTGAGTTCCAAGGCTTGAGTTCTCCAGATCAGCGACCGCGTGACGGCCTTGTGTGTTGTCGAGTTTGGCACCTTCCACAAGCGTGCGGTTCACCATCGGATGATGCTCATCCTCAGGCCCAAAGTCTGAATCGGGGTGATACGGAATCACATCCATACCCTCGGTGCCGAGGGTGGAGAACGCGTGAACGCCGTCCGTTGGAATCACAAAGATCATCCCCGGCGAAAGGGCTTTGGGTGTGTACCCGTTGCCGTCCGCGCTTGGAATCCGGCACTCACCCGAGCCCCGGGTGACAATGCCGCATCGCAATGATGGGTGGGTGTGCTGGGTCTGGTCAATCTCGCCCGGGAAGTGGAGATGGTTGAGGCACGCATCGCCCTTCCGGATCGGTGAAGCAAGAAGTGAGTCGGTGCATCCATCGATATAGCGGAGCCGACCTTTGTTTTCGATAGGACCGCCAACCGTGTTCCACCCTTTCCATCCTCGGCGTTGTACCGCGAACATCCGAGTGTTCGGGTCTTTGAGAGCAATGAAGGCCCCGTCATCGGTGGTGAACCATTGACCCTCAACAACGACCCGCCCATTCACCACGGCACGCCCGCTATGCACATAGCCGAACACGCCACCGCCTACGCCGTCCGCCTCGAAGGTTGGGATGGAGCAAGGTTCCCCGTTGTTGTTGCTCTCCTCGGTCACATTCTCAAACCCGTATAGGTCCGAGGGGAAGCGGGGGTCCGGGTCACTGTAAAGTTTGCCGTGGTACGCGTCGGGCCAAGTAAGAAGATCGGTTGAGTTTTCCATTGCATTCTCCATCATCAAGCACTAGCCGACCCGGTAGCCCCGGGCCCTGCATCATATTCGTTCAGCAACCGCAACGCGGTCTCCCCCAGTTGCGCGAGTCCCCATTGAGATTTGAGGATGTTGAGTTTCGCACGCATCTTGGCGACCTCCTCTTGGGTACCGGTCAAGATCAAAGTCGCGTACCCCTCCGATGGATTCACCACCGGGTTTGTCGTGAGACCAACACCCCCGGGGGAACTCGGTGAGCCCTCCGAGCCCCCATCGGGAATGATGGTGTGTGTAGTTTCTGAGAGTTGCCCGAAGTGAGCCGCCGCGCCCGCGTTCGGTGATGGCGGGGGGAGCAACGCGGATAGTTCGTCCGTGTCCCACCCGAGCCCGAGAGCCCCATCATCCAAATCCCGCAAAGTATCCTCAAGGATGTCCCGGTCGAACATCGAAAGTTCCTGAGTCCGGTTATCCTGCAACGCGTAGGCGCGGGCCTCTTTCGACCCGGCCTCAAACGGCGAGTCCGCAACGGAAAGATGAGTCCACCCGAGTTGGCGGGCGGCAACAAGTGTGCCATTGCCCGCAATCACAGTCACCCCATCCGAAGCCACCACCACGGGCTTGCGAAGTTCGTTCCGCTCCAGTGAGTCCTTGATCGCTTCAATCGATCTCGGGCTATGCGTGCGGGCATTGTTTTCCATCTCTTTGAGGTCGGAGATAGGGACAATGCGAACCGTCAGTTCCCACGGATTTACGCTTTGTTCTGGCATGAGTCGCAGTTTCCTTTACAGGTGAGTCCAGTCAAATCAATCGAGTTGAGAGGGAAGGGGAAGCCACTGATACGCTTCGCCTTTTCCAACTTGATAAGTTCGTTGATGGTCCTCTCGATTACCATGAAATAAAACACGACCGAGAGGAACATCACAGTTGAAAGACACGCCACCAAAAAGGCGGCGACGGAGATTGGGTGCCACTGGAGGATTTGGTACATTATTCCGCCAATCCAGCAAGCACCCAATCGAAACCGTTGATGGTCACGCCGTTGTTGTGAAGAACGGTAAGGATTGGTCCGAGACTTTTACCAGCAACCTCGGTGGACTCGGCGCGGCAAAGGTGGCAGATACGCGAGGCACCACGGTACCCGGCTTGCTCTGCAACCTCGGCCTGAGTGAGCCCGGTTTCTTTGACCGCCGCAGCAAGAGTTTTGCCGTGGACTTTGTAAACCTTCTCCACTACGGAAACGGTAATGCTATCGGTTTTTTTGTTTGTCTTAGCCATTTATTTTTCTCCTGTTCTCCGAACCGAAAACACGATTGATACATCATTCCATCTTATTTGAGGATTGTCAAGCCCGAGACGCTAGGAAAACCAACTACGGGAGATTCCATCCCGTGAGGGATTCCGGTTTGTTCCGTGTATACCCGAACGCTCTTGAACTTGCAACCCGGATCGTAAAGCGGGCGGATCAAGTGGGTAATCCACACCTGACCGCGAAGGTTTACCCACACGCGAGAGGTGAACAACGGGAAGTCCGAGGGGAGCCCCATCTTTTCCGCCAAGAAATCCATATCCTCAGGGTCGTTTCCTTCATACTCATCACTGGTGCGAATACCGACCGTTGCCGAGTATTGCCCCAACGCCAACGCGTGAGGTGCGAACTGGTCCAACGCCACCTCGAAGGTATCAATGGCAATCTGGGTGTCGAGTACGGGACCCATAATGAACGCGGAGTTGTCCCGCATCCGAAACACCAGCGCGGGCCCGGCGCATTGCTGGGTCACCGCGAAGATTTCTTCATACGCAAGCCGAAGGGCCTCGCCCTGTTCCATATGAAGTTGCTCGATGAGCGTATCAACGCGGGCGCGGTCCTCGGTCAGTCGATCCCTCGCCGCCTCGAACCGTTCTGGTTTGTGCTGCTCGAACCACATTAGTCTGTACCCCCGGTAAGTTTGATATAACTCGATTTGTCCACAAGGGCCACGCGGTTCCTGAGGATGCCAGCGTAAACCGGGTCATCAATCGGACCTCCACCAAACACCTTTGCAATGTCGGCACCGCTTGCCCACGCGTACCCCATATCAACAATCCGACGCTCGGACATTTCTTCAAGTGTCATCGCGGTTTGTTCTTTGTCGGCGGGCTCGCACGGGATCACCGCCACGAATGTTTTCATCACCCGGCGGCACTCATCGCAACAGGTAAACGCTTGCGGCACGCCGCCCGCCGATGCAAGGTCTAGGAACTCGTTGAAGCATACAAAGCATTTCATTTAGAGCATACTTTCCAGATCGGTCAAGATCAATTTTGTGAGGGTGTTCATTTCGGTGTCATGGTCACCGCCCGAGTGTAGGTACGCCCGGCAGTATGTGTTTTGCAATCCCAATACTGTCCAGCCCTTCCCGAGAATGTAAACCTGTATATCGCCGCATGAGTGTGTTGATCTATAGAGAGTGCAGAACATATGAGCCGCCATTTGTGCGGCCATTAGCATCCCGTGAGGTGTGGTTGGGTAAGTCCATTCTACGGACGGGTACGGATCGCTTGGCAAGTCAGCCGAAACATCCTCGTATCCCTCCATGACACTCTGAGGGAACACGAAGCGGAGATTGGCTAGGTTGTGTGTATATTTACTCATACATATATCATACCCCATAGACCGCCCCGTGTCAACCCCTATCCGGCGAGGGCCCAGTTTACATCCGATGCACCGCCTGAGACCAGAAGGGGCACTGGGAGAGTGAAGTCCTCGATACGGCACATAATGCTATCAATGGCCCGTTCCACCTCCAGAGAGAGGATCGCTTCCCGAGGGCCCGTAAAGAGGAGTTCATCGTGGACCAACAGCAACGGGCGCACACTCACCGACCGCAAGAACGGATCACGGCAGCACGCAATGAAGCGGTCCTTGATGATGTCCGCCGCCGTGCCCTGAATGGTGGAGTTGAACGCCTTGCGGGTTTCGTCGTGGAAGGCATCTCCTTGGTGACCTTCCCGATATTTCCAGTAGCGGAGCGCACGCCGCCGCCCGAACATGGTATCAATATACCCATACTCACCATCAACATACCCCGCCCGGGTGCGGGCGAGTTTCTTGGCGTAGTCTGAGCATTTTTTGATCTCGGGGAACATTCTTTGGTAGGTGTCGTAAACCATCTTCGCACGCTCGGCGGCATCCTCGCCACGCATCGAGCGGGCGAGTTGTTTCAGCAAACCCTCCTCGCCCATGCCGAATGAGATTCCGAAGTTCACACCCTTTGCCTCGGGTGATCGATTGATTTGGCAAAGGTCGGCAACGAACTGGTGGAAGTCGGTGCGGGGGTCTGAGTTGTATTGGTCGATTGCCGAGGTGATGTTCGCACGCGAAACAATCAGACGATACTCAATCTGGGAATAGTCCCGGCTGAGAAATGCGTAGCCGGGTTCGGGGACGATGAGCCGCTTGGCCTCTTTGTTCAACTGCTGGGCGTTTGGATTACGGCAACTCATCCGCCCGGTGCGCACCACCTGATTGAACTCTGGGTGCAATCTCCCATCGTGCCCGATATGTTCCAGCCACCCCTTTGTGTAGAAGGACATAAACTGGTGCGCCTCGCGGCACGCTCTGATTTTCTTGAACAACGGCTCACGCTCGGTGCCCTGAACCGCTGGGAGTTCCGAGAGCATTTTCAACGCGTCCGCATCGGTCGATGGTGCTTTGCTATCGGTCCGCTTGACAACGGGAAGATTCCAGTCGTCGTAAAGCAACTTCGCCACCTCTTTTGGTGAGCCGATGTCAATGGTCACACCCGCCGCCCGAATCTCATCCCCCAGCCGTTCGGCCTCCTCGGACTTTGCCTCATCCGCCGCGTCCATAGCGTCCCTATCAACCAGTACGCCCACCTTCTCCGAGTGGTAAAGTTCCTCGGCTAGATCATCCTCCATTCGGAAGATCCGATCCGCACCCTCATATTTGCGGCGGTGAATCTCACAATGAAGTTCCCGGGCTTGGAAGGTGTCCTCCACGCAATACTCCCCGCAGAGGTCAACCGGCAACTCCGCGTAGTCTTTGGTTTCAAGCCGCCTCAACTCCGCCTTTACCTCATCCTGTTTATCGGTGTCCCACCCACACCACTCTCGAATCAGTTGCTTTTGCCCATAGCCGGAGAGTTTCTTTTGGAGATCCACCACCTTTGCCAGCGATAGGGTACACCGGAACTTGCACCGAATATCAACGCCCTCAACGCCGATCATTCTGGCATCGAACTTTAGGTTATGATTTATCCACCTCCGATTCGGATCGCCGAATAAATCTTGGAAGAATCGCCGCGCCACTTCAAGATCAATATTTTTGGGAACCGGGTTATACATTCCCATTTGCTTACCCAGAGGAACTACATGCCTCAATGGAAGGTACCAACCGATAGTTGAATCATCCACGGTAATACCTACCCCGCAAGCCCTATGGCCTGAGTACGCTTTATTACCAAAAATATCTCTACGAAATGCGGTAGTCTCAACATCGGAATAAATCTTGATTGCTCCCGAAAGATTTGGAAGTTTATCGGGTGTATCGCAGATTACATAGTTGCCGTGAATCATCTTTGCCCCATTGTTCTTGCGCCTCGGAACGGGACGATACGCCCAATGTTTGGCTCACCCGGCTTTGTCTGTTTGGTCTGTACAAAGATGAATCCGTTTGCTCGGCAGAATGACCGGGCAATCATCCGGGTTTGCTTTTCCGATACACCGCTAAACCCGATGCGGGGAGCCATGATATGTTTATCGTCGTCAAGACAATACGAGGTCCATGCGCAGTACATCACCACCGTCCGCACATTGGGCGGCGGGTGCTTTGTGGGTGTGTAGAATCGGACAATGGATTTGCCCGAGATTTTGGATTTGATTCTTGCGAGGATCATACCGCCACCACCACTCTTTCCGCCGCTCGCGTGACCGCCGTATAGCCCCACAGTTCCATCGACCAAAACTTGCACACATCCCACATCACAAGAACCGAATCCCATTGCGAGCCCTGAGACTTGTGCCCGGTGATCGCATAGGAGTAATCGAAACTACTGGTTTTCTTTGAGACCTGTCCGCGTTGCTTGGCAAGATCGAGATCGTAGGATTTCTCTTGGAGAAGCGCACCGCGTGCGATGGTGTGCGGTTCGTCCGCGATATATCCGGTGCTGAGATTTTTCAACTTCAAGTCAAGGGTGGTCGCTGTTCCGCCGTCGATCTCCATGACCTCGAACATCATCCCGTTGAAGATTCCACGGTCCCGATTATTTTTCAGGCAAATCAGTTTTTCACCCACCACGATTTGCTCATCGGACCGACCGAGTGAGGCCCGGTAGGCGGCATTGATATTGCACCGGAGTTTGTTGAAGCCGACGATGATTTGATCGATGTTGTTATTCATCGCGTAAGAAACAATCTTGTTCGTGCCGCCCCGCCGAATAATCTGAACCTCATCCCCCTCGCACTTGAAGTTTGCGGGGTGCCCGCCGTTTCGGATGGAGTGAGCAAGTTGGATGATCGGGTTCCCCTCGGCTTGGCGGTGGATGCGTTCGAGGCAAATATCTGGGTTCGCCATAAGTCCCGGGTCACCACCTACGGGCGCAAGTTGGCCGTGGTCACCGACGAACAGAACCGGGTACCCCTTCTCCATGAGATCGGTGTAAAGACTGGTGTTCACCATCGACGCTTCATCGACGACGATCAATGAGGTGTCCAGTTCAAGATCGCCTTTGTCCTCAAAGATCGGCTTGGGGTTTTCGTCGTTCTCATCACGCGAGAGACCTTGGAAGTTGTAGATGAATGAGTGGATCGTTTCCGCGTTGGCCAATCCCTTTTGTCGCATCACCTCCGCTGCCTTCCCGGTCGGTGCCAGATATTGCGGCTCAAATCCGAGTGCGGCTTTGAGGAGTTCCAGAATCGTAGTCTTACCGGTGCCCGCCAATCCACCGAGGGTGGTTTGGGCTCGGCCTGCCAAGTAGCGTTCAACGATTTGGGCTATCGCATCGGCTTGGTCCTCGGATGGTGTGATTCCCCCGAGGGACGGGGTTGGATGCTGATTCGTTTCGATGCTCATGCGGTACTCCCTTAGGTTATTTATACACGCATAAGTATACCATTCCCTCAACCTGAGTCAAGGCATAATGGTCAACTGCCCAAGATTTCTTGGACCGCCTGACCGATCTCGGCGGGGCGGGTGCCCCCCTCTCGATGCTTGTGGAGGAGCCACACCAGATATTGCGGGTCCAAATCCTGAATCTCACCGAGGGTCCGGCCCGAGTGCTTGCCGAATGTCATTACCACCCCCTGCGGTGTGGTATCGGCATCCCCGGGACGGTCCGGGCCTTGGTGAGCGTCACGATACCCCGGCGGGTTCCCGTCCGTAGAAGGGCCCTCACCACGCTCCAACGGGTGAAGGGCGCGGAGCCCGAGCCCGAGGGTCCGCATCGCCCCGAACGCCTCCACGGCGGAGTCCGCCCACCCTTCGTTGTCCGGGTCCAGCGCGGAGAGGAGGGCGGCATTGATCGCATAGATTTCATCATCGGTCATGCCAAATAGTAGACCAAACAGAATCCGTAGACCCGTGCGACCCTTGTGCGACCCACTTGGAATCGCCGTAAACCCCACCCTTCGGCCCAACTTACGACCGTTTTCCCAAATCCGTGCGACCCACTTCGCTCATCTCGCAAACCCTCAGGTCTCACCTATGTTTGTTCGGGGTGTGGCTGGGGGGCCCTTACGGCCACCGTATATTCTACTTCTAACTCTCAGTGTTTACTAAAAGTGGGTCGCACGGGTCGCACAACTATACACCAACGCCTCTCAGGTCGTGGCCGCGAAAGAACTTACATCGGTTTCGGGGGCTTGCCCAAGTGGGTCGCACGCGGGTCGCACGCGGGTCGCACAGTGGGTCGCACAAAAAACCCCCTTGCGGGGGCTCGATTTATACTGCCAGTCTATCAATAGGTTATTGTTAGGTCATCGTGAGAGCAAACAGGGCCGAAATCTTGGCCTCCACCCCACCCGGGGACCGGGTGCCAAGGGGCCTCCCGAGGTCGTTGATGCGCACCTTCATTTGCTTCGAGGAGCCCGGCGTGGTAATGGGGGTCAGCACCCCACGCCCGAGGAGTTTCCCCCGGACCAACCGCATACATTTCTGCCGGTTGACCGAAGCGGATTTCTGGGAATCCACCTCGAACAGCCCCCCGGCGTGCATGGTCAGTTCAATCTCTTTGGCGGTGATGGTCCCGGTGTCTCCCTGAATCCCCTCAGGGCGTTTCTCTCTGAGATAGGTCCTCAGTGCCCCGATGATGTCCAACGCCTCCTCATCGTCCCCGTCAGCCGCTTGGCGACGATCCACGATGGTCTCGGCGAGCTTCACCGGGGAGACCCCATAGACCCGGCTCAACACCCCATCCCGCCACGCGCCCCACCGGTCGCCACCCGTGGGCATCCGTTCGGAGGGGGGCGAACTGAGCAACGCAAGGATGTCCGAGATAATCGCCCACCGATGTTCGGCCACATACTCCGCCGCCCACGACACAAACCGACCGGGCTTGGGCTTTCCAACCCGGATGATTACCGACCGCTCGGAAAGGTCCCGGCTCATTTCGGGGAGGTTGTAGGTCAAGAAAAAGGTGATGTCATTCCTACGCGAGACTTGCCCCACATAGGTTTTCCAACCGCTGATTTTCTGCGCCGTGATCGCCCCTTCAATATCGGAACCGCCGAAGCGGCCCTTGACATTATCGAAGATACCAACCCGGGTGTTCCAGTCCGGCGAGGAGAACAACGCTTTCATCGTTTGCTCCCACGGCTGATTGACCGGGAACATCGGCGCACCACCCCACACATTTGCGATGGCTTTCGCCGTCTCGGTTTTACCCGAGCCCTGTCCGTAGTCCGATGAGAATACAAAGAGCGGTCGGGTGCCGGGGGGACCGCCCCAACCCGGGGTCATCAACGCGGCAAGCATCAGCGCACGATCCTCCTCGGTCTCTGGGTTGAACGCATCGACGAACTTCCGCAGGGCATCACCGTTCGACTTTGGCAAGTTCCGTTTGAGATAGTAGTGATCGGAGAGGGATGGGTAATGCGGGTACTCGGCAACGGATTCGTATTGATGAACGGGATTGACTTTGAGGTAATCCACGAACTCCTCTTTGGTGACGGCGGTAAGTTGCCGACCCGCTTCGGACTCGATGAGCCCACGCACCCACGCGAGTTGGGTCCGCTCATGGAGCATGGCAAACACTTCCGACACCTTATTGATCGGGTGAACTTTTTCATTCCCCTTTGCATCGTATGTGGTGTAGAACAATCCGATAGACTGAGCCGCACACGGCCAACCGATGTCCTTGATTTCTTCATGGATAACATCAATCGGCTTTTGGATGGTGACCACGCTTTGCTTGTTCCCGTTCATCGCAATGCGGATCGCCACATTGCCAAAGGTGGGTCGATCATTTTGGATCGGCGCACGCGGTTGAGGTTCGAGGTCTGCGGGTTCGCCCTCGGCGGGTTCCACCAAGCGGTGAACATCAAACGGGGCGGGCTCCGCATCCTCGGGACCAACTTCGCGGGGATCGACTACGGGAGAATCTTTCCCGTGGGATTGAAAGGGCAACACCCGATTCACCGACGAAAGAAGTTCCTCAGGATTATCCACATACTGAGTCTGGATACTCGCGTCAACATTTCTGGAGTAGGCACTACCAACGGCTTTGTACGCCTCACTCCGACCAAGCCCATCGCGGGCAATCGCACGCTCATCGGCGAGTTGGACAATGGCCTCCTCATAGGTGAAGCCGTTTGCCTTGAACTCACACGCCGAGGCAAACAGTGTTTGATTCCTTGTGCCCTGCTCGCACGGGTTTTCTAGGAAGTTCCGCGTAGTGGGGTTGAGCATCGAGTAGGACCGCCGCTTCATCGCGGAGTCGTCGCCATTCTCGTAAGTCTGAAACTCCTCGGCGGGCTCGATGCCGAGTACATCCCACGAATCATACCTCGGGGAGTTCTCACGCTTGACGATGAAACACATCCGCCCGTGCTTGTGGTGTTGCGACCCGGGGAGCCGCATAATGCGGGCGGGGTTTTTGATAGTGGGATCGGACTGAACCGCACGGATCAAACCAATCTGCAACCGCTTCCAGAAGGCGAGGTCGGTGATCGGTTCTTTCAATCGCCAATACGCGTGCGCCCCGGTGTCCCGGCCCGAGGCAATGAGCAATGTCGGCTCGGGGATACCGGCGGCATCGATCCGGCGCAACGCCTCTTTGGGGTCCGCATCATCGAAGTCCACAAACAAACAGCGTGCTAGTTTCGTGTCGGCATCGGTGCCCATCCCGCCCTTGCCCTGACCGAAGTTCCCATGCCGGGGGTTGGGCCCAAAGTAGAGAGCAAAGCCCGGGGCGTTCCGATTGGTGAGCCACCCAAGAACCGCGTCGTCAATCGCGGACTCTGCGGTAATGAACTTCGCTCGGGAGCCCGAGTGCCGGTCCGTCCTTAGACTCCGAAGTTCCACCCAGTCCTCGGGCTCAAACAGTGTCGCAATCGCTTTTCTGATTTCTGTTTCGTCAACCTCATACCGCTGCAAACTCTCATTCGTCATACCAAGTCCTTTCGATAATGCTCAATCATACAATGTTTCCGCATCCGTGCGCTAGGCCAGTTTACCGTGAATCCGTCGAATCTCTGCAAGCATAGCGTACTGCTGCTTTACCTTTCCATTGAGAACTTTAAGTGCCGTCTCATCAACGGTGTTCATCATGCACAGATAGTGGTAAACCGGGGACCGGGTTTGGCGATTCCGATGGAGCCGCTTTTTTGCCTGCCAATGCTCATCCGCTGAAAATGAGTAGGAAAAGAACAGGGAATGGCGGCAAACCCGCTGGAGCCCATCGGTCCCGTGCCCCGCCGATTTAGGGTGGGCAATGATGACATTGATTTCGCCGGAAAGAAATGCCCGGATAACTGCCATCGCGTCGTTTGTTCGCCCGTCCAAAATACCAACGCGGTGCCCCTCGCCCCTGAGTACGCCGGTGAGCGAATCGATTTCAGCCGTAAACTCGGCCCAGATAAGCAACGGTTCCTTACCGATTTCTTCGAGGATTTCTTTGGCGGCGTTGAGTTTCGTATTTCCTACGCCCACCACCTGACCCGCAATGCGGACCGTTCCGCCGGTGACCTGTCGGAGTTTGATAAAGGTTGCGCCCGCTGCCACCGAGACCTCCATAGGAACCGAATCAATCTCGGTGCCGTCGATGTCGATAGCCGAGGCGTTGACCTCCAAACAGAAATCCTCCTCAATGGATTTGTATGCCTTGCGTTCCGATGGTGAGAGTTCCAAATCGTACCGCTTGTTAATCATCGGCGGGAGTTCGAGGCATTCCGCTTCGGTCAGTGACCACGCCCAATCGGCAATAGATTTAGCGAACGCCTGTTCTTTCCCGGCCTTCAATGTCCAGCCCGAGATTGTGCGTTTCTGTCGCCCGCCCTTCCACACCATTTGGATTTCTGGGATCAACCAGTGATACGCCCACCGGTAGAAGTCCCGGCCCGCCGCCGTGGGCGAGAGGATGCGGAGTTGTGACCAGTATTCGGTATGACAGTTCGGCGCGGGACCGCCCGATAGGATATAGACCTCTTGCATCGAGTCGGCAAACCGGGTGATTGCTCGGGTGGTCTTGGCATCCCGGTTTTTACATTTACTGGACTCATCCACCACCAACCGAGTGAACCCGCCCTCCATGAAATCGAGTTCGTGGTTTCGGAAAGTTTCGTAGTTGGTGGCGATGATAATCTCACCCGGGGTCTGAATGAGTGCGAGCCGCTTCGCTCGATTCTTATGGTGACCAATGACCACATCCGCGCCCATCGCTTCGCCATCCTCTTTCCACGCCGAGTTGAGAATAGATTTCTGGGCGAGGACTAGCGTGCGCCGTGGGCGGTCCGCTTGGATCGCAAGGATGCCGATGGTCTTACAGGTGCCCGGGTCCCAAAAGAATCCGAACCGTGGCCGCGTGCGTGCAATCTCAACGGCCTTGATCTGGTGCGGGTAGAGTGAGATTGTTTCCGGCATCACGATTCCTCCTCGGGTCCAACAAGAATGGGGAGTTTACCAAACAAAATCTCCTCACGATAAATGTGGACCTCGGGAGGAAAGTTGAACGCCAGTTTTACGCGGTCGCCTTTGATCTGAGTGAGTTCAATAGAACCACTTGATCCATCCGGCCCTTTGATCAAAATACGCTCGCCGATTCTTCGAGTGAGTACAAGCATCCATGCCTCCTATGTTTGAGCAATGAAAAACCCAGCCGGGAGGTTTCCCCCGGCTGGAAGTTCCCCGTATTAAACGAGCGGGGATTCTCGGTTCGGTTTACATTCCGGGGAGGTCTGGGTTTACAAATCCCTCGGAGCCCTCTTCCGGTGCGGAACCTGCGCCGCCCTCGGCATCAGGGTTTACAGAAATCGCACCGACCTTGATCGCGGCCATCACTGAGTGGTGCGCCGCTTCCAATTCGTCGTACTCCTCCTGAGTCTGAACAACGGACCCGCCCTCATCGGCTGGATTATTGATGTCATAGCCGAACCAGTTGAACGCGTCCTTGGTACGGCGTGCGGTGGTGAGAGCGAAACGATTAGCGAAGATCGAGCATGGGCGGCGTTTGATGATGCCGCACAACTTTTTACCTACATAATGCTCACCACCGGAGAAGGTGAGCAACGCCATTTCACCCTTCGCATCGCCCGAGTCGATACGAACAAAGAAGTTCAAGCACTCGACAAACTTCTTTTTGAACTGACCGCCCTCGCCGTTGTCGCCGTACAACTCGGAGCGGGATTCCGGGTTTCGTGAGCGGACCGCGATTGGGTCGGTGGGATCAAGGGTAGAGCTAAGAACGAAGTTGGATGCTGAGTCCTTGATGTCCGAATGAATCTCCCATGATGGGTAGAACGCAACGGGGTTGATGACAAACTCGGTACCGGCGGGGACCACCAAGATTCCGTCCGGCTGAATGATGACCGCACCGATGCCGCCGATGTCTTGGAGGGCGGGGCCACTCTGAGGTTGAGCAATCGAGAGCCGGGTAATGTTCTGATACTGGCCGACTTCATCCCGACCGATAACCTCTTTTTCCACCATGAACGCGGGGAGACTTTCGGCCCCCACGGTCATGCTCAGATTCGTTTCTTCTGGGATTGCCGCGATGTCATTTTCTGGTTTCTTCGCCATTGATATTCTCCTAAAACTTTTTCTATATTCGCCTCCCCGGAACATCCGGCGGGGCAATGAAAAAAGCGGGGGTCTCACCCGCTTCTATCTGTTATGCAATGGTGACCGTGCGAACGGTCTGGGTTTCCTCAGTCGCTTCCACGACAAACTCACGGACTACGCGGAGGATTCGGTAGGTGCCCGAGGACCATTCCGCGTTCTCCAACTTCTCGGCGAGTACCTTCCGCATCGCGGTAGCGGTGTTGTCGCATTCGAGGGAGTCAGAGTCGCCAAGTTTCTCCCAGTATTCAGGGACGGTTTCGATAGCCGGGTCCACCCACTTCTCGATGATGATCGGGTCCAGTTCTTTACGGGGTGCGCGGGTTTTCGGTTCGGTCGATGTTTCAGTCGTCATTTTCGTTTCTCCTATTATTGACGGGTCAGTATATCAAGGCGAGGTCCGGCGGTCAAATCCGGCGGGTGCCAAGTTCCTCTTTTTCTGCCAGCGAAAGCCCCTCGGGGAACCGCCCGCCAGCGTCGAACATTTCTTGGAGTTTCTTCGCTGAGAAACACCGGTAAAGGGTGTGAGCGTTTCCGCTATTTACGAGCCCGGTCACGATGTCCGCAAACTTCTCGGGGACATACTTCGCAAAGGTCTTGACCTTCAAGGTGATGTTGAGCCGGGTGCCGTTGAGTTTGGTGAGCCCTTGCGAGTTGAGATGAATAACAATCTCACCCTCCAGTGCGGACTTTACTTTTTTGAGGGCTTTGATACCCTGCTCGGAATCTCGAATAGCGTCGATGGTCACGCGGAGGTGTTCGGCCATTTCACCGGCGGAGAGTTCGGAGGGCACCGATCCCATATTGAAGTTCGACCCGTAGGGGCTCGATGCGAGAAGCGCACACTTGGCGGCTTTCGCGGCCCACGGAATCGAGCAAGTGGCGAGGATGTCCCGAACCGGAACATGGGCGTTATCGTCCCGATGGATTCGCTCGATGTCGTCTTTGGTATCGGGCGCGGGGACGGGGTTGAAGTCTGTTTGGATGTCCGCCGATCCGTTGTGGGCGGCAAAGGTCGCATCGATTACATTCTGCGGGATGTCACCGGGGTTATCCTCGCCCGCTTTAGAGAACTCGGGGGATGGATGGAAGGGCTCGCAAGTTTTCTCCCGGTCGCATGGTTGGGTTATCGGTGCGGGTGCTGTGCCATTGCTCTCATCGGTCATAGTAATCTCCTAAGTGGGTGCCTATGGTTATCGCGTCAATAAACATCATAGACCCGATTTATTCACGAGTCAATAACATATGGGAGATTTCTTCAATGGGTGGTAAATCCGCTACGGCACGCACGATAGAGGCATTCGAGGCCGCACACTTCCGTATCGAGTCCTGCGAGAAATGGGTGAAGGTGCCGGACCATCCCGCCGGGGGCATCCGCCGGGACCTCTTTGGGGTCCTCGATTTGATCGCCATCCGGCCCGGGCTCATCGTGGGGGTCCAATCCACCACCACCACAGTTGCCGAACACAACCGCAAGATTGCATCCGAGAAGCGGGCGCGTGAATGGATGGAGGCCGGGGGGATTCTTGTGATGCTCGCGTGGCGATACTTGAAGGTGGACGGTAAACGCGTCCGCCGCCCTCGGGTGTTTCGATACCGGCTTGAAGGCAACACGATTGAGTGGGATGAAGTGACCACACTCAGGGATGCAATCCCTGAGATGATTATCAAACGCTAGGCCATTTGGTTTGCGACTTTCATCGCCGCAATCACTGCATCAACTTTCGCTTGGAGTGCGTTGATGTTTGAGTTCACTTGGGCATCGTCCCCGGTACCCGAGACCGCAGTAAGGGAACCAATCGCCGCAATCGTGGTCGTTTGCTGGCCGTAAGTTCTCCACCCGCCAGAGTGCTTCACCATTACCTTGTCGGTGTCGTCGTCGTAAAGCATCACGCCGTCCGGCACCACGACATAGTGCCAACCGGAGTAGAAGAACGCGAGTTTGTTCGCCGCGCCTGCGGTATTCCAAGTACCCGTTGGGCTCGCCCCCACGATATACGCATTGCCATCGACACCGGCGGGGGTGGCGTTCAACCCGAACTCAACGATGTTCAATCCAAGAAGTGCATCAAAGTAGTTCATCGCCTCATTGTGTGTGGTCTCCCCGCCGTTCTGGCCGGTAGTGACAAACGGGATAGTGAGTCGAGTTGAGCTTGCCATTTGTGTTCTCCTTAGATCGATACTACGAGGGGGTGACCTCGGTAAATATGTGGGGTTTGGCTGCGCTGGTAAATCCTCATATGAACAGCTTCACCCGTAGCATAGCCATCATCCGAGCGCATAGATTCGGTGTAGGTGAAGTGGTACATCCCCACGGCATCAAGCACATCCTGATCGATGACCGTTTGGAGGATCGCATCATCCCCCCAAAATCCAGTTTTTGTAATCGTGAATGTCCTTGCGACGGTGGTGTTCGTTTGCTCGTAAACATCCACCTCGAAAGTCGAGATTTCGTTGAAGGCAAGCAATGGATGGTGGGGTCTTGCAACACCGCCGAACCCGTTGCTTGTGGTGAACAGATTGTGGTACGCTCGGGTACGGCGATGGAAGCCAAACTCGGTGTCCCCGTTGCTGAGGTAATACGCACGGGGAGTCGCCGCCGGGAATGGTTTCTCCACGCCGAATGAAGTGCCAAACTCGGTCTCTGGGATGTTGCCTTCATTCGTGGTCGTCGGAACGCCCTTCCAATAGAGGGCGAGCGGATCGTTTCGGTACGGGGCAAAGTCTGTTTGTGACCAATCGAAGAACGCGTTTTCTTCTGTCGGTGAAGTGACCCTATCCAACTCTGACATATCAACAAGGATTGTGCTGGTGGACCATGAGTTTGCGTAAATGTCGGTTGCCCTACGCCCTCGCAAAAGTCGGCTGCATCGGTATTGATTCACACCGATTGATTCCACGGTAGCGAACCCAATAACTTCACACCCACCGCCGGGTGCCGCGTTGAGACAAATGTGATTCCGACCCTCCAACACATCCTCATCCGAGAGTGTGGTGGGCACCCAAGCACTACTCAAACTCTCGAAGTCGAATGTGGTTTCATTGTCCCAGTAAAGACCGCCGTTCTCGGCACCGGCTGCGGGGATCGCCGTGAGGAGGAACCCCATATTCATTTTGTTTACCGTGTTGTGAGGACCTTCTGAGCCAAAGGTTCTGACCCTTTTGTACCCGGACCCAGAAGTTTTAGTCACCCACGGCACAAAGGTTCCCGTTTGAATGTCCGGTGTACCGTTGTTGGATGCCGCGAAGTAGAAACCACTCACCGGCGTATTCCATTGGGACACCCGATCCGTAACCATATGGTCAGTGATGAACAAGTACGCCGCCGCAGAAGCAAGCACCGGATCGTTTGCGGGTACGCACGCACGGTCCTCGGTGACACCAAACTGATCGAAGATTCCCGGCTCCTCAATCATTCCTACGAACTTGATTTGGAAGTTCTCGCCACGGTTTACCGACGCGAGCCGGATAAGTTCGGTCACCCCGTCGTCAACTACTGAGATGAGTTGGCCCGCGTTGAGGTCGATGAATGAAGGGGGCAAGGTCCCCTCCACCTCCTCACGGATACCCCACTCGGTCCAGAGCGTGCGGAACGCAATCTCACTGGCATCGTCTGGGTCAAGCGTGAGGGGCAAATCAACACGCTTGAACTCGTTGGTGGTCGCGTTGGTCTTTGTCGCGATTCTTGATGACTGTTCGTAATCGCAATCCGGGTCGATGAATCGAACCGATGCTTTCCGGGGGAGACGATCATCGTACACCATAGAACGGGAGAACGGGACGGCGATAGAGTCCGGTGAGGACCCGTACTCGGTCGCACCGAAGAATGAGTTATCAATGATAATCGGCGAAGTTTGATCCCGGTCTGAGAATACAAGTTTGCCGTTGGATTCCACTACCGCGATGTTGAAGGCAAGCAAAAGATATTCGAGTACCCGGCCCATTTCTTGCTCGCCTACGGTCAAGATTCCCCGCAAGGTTCCGGTCACCGCCGAGGTGTCATAGCGTGCCGCCGCCAACCCGCCACGGGTACAAATGCGGTCGATGGCATCGGCGATGGTTTGCCCGTCCGCCGTTGCGTGATAAAGCATCTCGGCGTTTGGGAGACGGTTGCTAAAGTCGGCTAGTTGAAGTTCCTCGATGACATAGTAAGCCCCGTCTTTGTACGCCGGGGTTTTCCCGGGGTCCGAGAGTTCGAGGAGGAAATCAACCGCCGTTTGATCGCCGTTATAGACTCGGATTTCTTCCCCAATGCGGGAATCAGTTGTGGGGGAGCCCGCGTTGAAATCGTAAACGGGTTTGGTGTTCAGCCAAATCTTATCAATACGCTCAATCGCCCCGCCCGGCAATCCCTCGGTGTCACATACATGGACAGCAAACGAAAGAGCGTAGGAATAGTTTGTGGTACCGCCGCCACCGCCACCGCCCTTGCCCCCTCCGCCGCCGCTTGTCGTTCTAGTCTCTTGGAGATCGGTTGACCAAATGATAGAGCCCGCCGAACGAATCTCGGGACCGATGGCCCACCGCTGGGGGGAACCCTCCGCCGCACCCTGTACCGAAAGATCGTCAAGGCGCGGGCCCTCAATGTCTGGTGCGCCACGCTGGAGTAATGGGAAGATGAACTGTGAATCGGCGAGTGCGGCAACCGCCCCAAGAGCAAGCGCACCGGCGGTCCCTGCGGCGATGCCGATGGAGGGCCCGATTGCTGCTACTGCGATTACTGCCATAACTAATCCTCAACGCCGGGGAACTCGAAAGTGTTCGAGGTGTCCCGCAACCACTTCGGGGGAATGATATGCTCCACAACTGCCATCATGCTTGGCTTGTTGCATGAATGGATGATCTTTACCGGGTCCAACTGAGTCACCATCATAACATGCTGCGGGAAGTCCTGCGCGTGACCCGTTGGGGCCCCGCGAACCATGCCGCACACAATGATTGAGCCCACTTGGTAAGAATCGCGTTCGACCTCAACCAGATTTGTTCTGAGCATTTCAACAAGGGTCTTGCCGTCTGGGAGCATTGAGTACCAACCCTTGTGATCCACATACGGAATATCAAAGGTCTTTGCAATCTCAAACAGGAACCCCCCGCAATCGAGACCGTTGATTTTGTCGCGTCCCATATGCGACCACCCCACCCCGAGGTGAACGCGAGCCGCCGAGATGAGTTCGGTTCGTTTCATCGTGAGTCCGGGGATTTGAGGAGAAGCCGTGCGCCCGGCATATTTGGTGAGCCACGGAAGTTGAGGATATTATCGACCCACGGTTTGCCGCCGGTGCCCGCCACCCCACGGCAATCTTCACGCGAGCGGCTACACCCGGGGATGATCGAGAAGGTGTCGCCAACCTGAGCCAAGTACGGCGTTCTGATCTGGAGCGTGATTTGCCCGTTGGCGTTGAGGTATTGCTTTACCTCGGTCTCGAATGTGTCGTTGAGTCCGAGCCCGCCGCCCGTTGTGGTCCAGAGAAGCATCCCCATATGGTAAAGACCATCGGCATCGGTGAGGTCGGTTTGGAACACCCGGTTCGTTTCATCAATCGCGGTGATCTCCCCGGTGACTCGGTGCGCTTCGATGTCAACCAAGCAACGAAGGTCGCCAACTCGGAGTACATTGCAATCCCGATTGAGGACCTTGCCCACTTTTCGTTTGAGAATACCGGAGAGCCCGAGGACCGACGCTTCCCAAATCTCGCCGGTGTACTTCACCGACTCAATCTTCATCACATCGGTCCGGTATGCGCCCGCGAACGGGTACCGCCAATCCACTACGCGGACAGTCACATCCGCATCGGCAAACATCCGGGCCCGCAACTCCTCTTTCGTGATCGCATCGGCAGCAAGGAAACCTTTCAACTCCACCGAGTCCGATGAGAATCCCGCCTTCTCCTCCCGAGAGGACGCGTCGAAGTGCGCCGGAATATATGTGGTCCCAAAAAACTCCACCGGCATATTGTGGTCGGTGAAGTAGAACGATACATCATCAACCCGGGTGACCTGCCAGAGTCGGCAGAATCGAAACGCGTTGGAATCGATCAAAGATTGGAGGGATGCGGGGAGGGTCATGGTTCGGGGTCCTTCTCGGGCTCATGCTTTGCGTAGTACCCCACTGAGTCTACACCCTCAGGGCCCGAAAGGGCCTCTCTCTCCAGAGCCCCGTGAAGCCCCTCTACGGGGAGGCAAGTCAACCCCGAGTCGGTAGTCAGGTTTACCACTGAAACACCCTGAGCGGTCAGGTACGGGCCCAATGCCTCCATTCTGGCGTTGAGTGCCCGGTAGGTTCGATTATTGTGGACCACACCCCCCACGCCCTTCTCCTCGCCGGTCGCGTACTGCGGTTCCCCGGGGTCAGCCATATGGAAGTCCGCGCCCAGCAAATACACCCGCTTGAACCCGAAGTAGACGGCGAACCGGATCGCTGCAAGGAATACCGAGCGTTGCCCCTTGAAGCCGAGCCCATCCCGGGAAGTCCCCGGCGAACCGATCTCAATGCGGGGGTGGTCCAAGAAGTTCGCGGGCTCGAACCCGGCGTGCGGGTTGAAAAAGAATGTGTTTGGACTCTTGCCCGGTGTGCGCCCGAGCTTGACGAACTCCCCGTTGGGCTCACGCCTTCGGAGATGCGTGCGCCGCTGGCTACACGGTACAAGTTTGAGGATGCGGGGGTCCGCCCACCCATTAGGCAAGAAGGTACTTGCTGGGTCGATGCTCACCCAAAGGTCCGGGCGATAGATCGACCAAGTATTGTTCACACCCATTGTCATTACACCCGAGGCGCGGAGGGCGGCAAGGTCCTCTTTTACGAGTGACGGCCCGCCGAGTGTGATGAACAACGCTTCACCGAAATAGTGATTCTGCAAATCCATAGACTCGCCCGCCGAGGTGTACAACACAAATCGGTTCGCGTATGGGGAGTTGAAGATTTTATCGGTCTCAGTCATTGGATACCTTTACGCTGGTGGCCCGGAAAGGGTACCGCTCCACCCCGCCGACGATTGGAGATCGGTACCAGAAGCCCACGGCGATCCCGGCGACGAAGATACTGAGATGTTTGGCAACCTCGGATCAATGTGCCAAATACCGTCCTCGGTACTGTCATCGGAGAGAAGCACCACCGAGGCGAATCCCGCCGGGATAGTTCGGACAAAGATTCCGTTCATCGTCTCCACATCGAAATCGTTTGCCCCGTTGTTGTAAATCCAGAAGTACGGACCGCCCGTGCCACGCATACGCAAAGCGTTCGGCAGCACAACCGCCGGACCCGCCGTGCTGGAGATGGTGTACATCCGGGCAACGCCGGGGTTGATCCGGTAGTCCGCACTGATAGACGCTGCAATAGCACCGCCGTAAAAGTTTGCACGGGAGAGTGTCATCGAGCGAGCCAACTTCCATCATCGAGCAAAAGGATTTCGGCGATGTCCCCGGCGGTGATCGTGGCGAAAAGTGTACCTTCTGCGGACCGCAACTCGAAGTCCTCGGTACCTACACCGCCGATGATATAGAAGAACGGGCCCCCGCTCGGC